TACTGTGAATGGTGTTGTGCTTGTTCCGCCTACTACGATACCAGGACTAAGTGTTACACGGCTTGTAGTACCTGGTATAAAAATACTACCACTGGCCGTAGCTGGGTCTAGATTGATTGTTACAGAATCGCTAGTATCAACTACAGTGCCTGCAATTGATCCAGTTCTAATGCTGGCTGTAAACGTCACGTCTGATTCAATTCCCGATACTGTGGTCACTTCAAATACACCAGCATCACTAGTGATAGCAAATGAGCCCGATACTGCGGTAAAGTCAGCATCGTCTGATGTAATGTTATTAATAGTCCAGTACAACGTAGTACCGTCTGCAACATCAGTAGTAGTTATATCAAATGTGCCTGAACTACCGCTGTTGATTGAGCCAGGCTGACTTGCAATTGTATAAGTTGGGGACGGTGTAGGAGGTGTCAAGTTCTCTGTAAAGTTACCAACACCAGCTTGTGCTGACGTTTGGCCACCTACTTCTTGTGCTGTATAATTAGTGCCAGTCACCGTAATATAATTGCCTACACCTACATAGATTTGTTTGCGCTCGTATGCACCTAACTCGGGTGGTCCTGAATAGATGTTACCTTCTGCTGTTGAGCTACCGAGCGCAGTTGCATACACTTGGTATGTTACTGGTGTTGATCCAGTGCTAATCGAACACTTGTCAGTATACCAGATTGCGTTCGAGAGTGAAGTGTATACGTTTGCCATTTATATTTTACTGATTTTTACAATGTTTGCACAGTATTAACCGTTGCCAACACCGTTTTCGCCAGCAAGTGCAGAACTAGCAGTTCCAAGTTCTTGAATAGTAACGTTGCCGCCAACAATAGTCAACTGGTTTCCAGCACCAATATAGATGTCTTGTCTTGAGTTTGCTGGTACTTGCACAGGGTTACTAAAGATATTACCCACCGCGGTTCCTGCGTTAGCAGGAGTACCATTGGCTTGAGTGTATGTTAGTTGAACTGCATTAACTTGATATGTTACAGTATTAGAGCCTGTACTAATACGAGCTTTATCTGTATACCAAGTTTGTGCAGACGCACTTGTATATACGTTTGCTTGAGCCATTATTTCTTATCCTGCGGAGGAATAGCAACTACAGGTTGAAACAACTGACGTGTTTGATGTAGCACGCCAGGAATTTCTACAGCTTGTTGCTTGTAGCCATTACTGGCTGGACTGTGAGGGTTCATCACAGGAGGGGTAGTTAGAACTGATTCTTTAAAAACTCTGCGTGTCATATTAAACTCCGTATTTGCCTTTGTATTCGCTCCAAAGATTAGCAGTAGCAGCAAGAATGCTCTCGTCTACTTTCTTTTCTTCTTTGTCTTTAACAGCCTTCTTGAATGGCTCTGCCTTGTCACCGTCTTTGTCAACGTCCAAGAAGTCAGGCTTCTTGCCTTCCTTGATACCAGCCATTTCCATCATGCGCTTGATAGCATCTTCTTCTTCGGCAGCATAGCTTTCTTGGCGTTCTTCTTGGCTGGCGATCACTGGCACAGTTGTTTGACCTGTTGACTTGGGCTTGTTCAAACCGCCTGCGTATTCAAAGTTGTCTTCAGCAGTTTCTGTGTTGGTAGGATAGTCTGGCTCATTCAATGTTGGTTGTGTGTCGCCATAGGCTTCGTCCATTTCTTGATCGCCACATGAGCAGTCAGGGGTGCCACAACCGCAGGCTGATTGATAACCAGACCCACCGTAGCCTTCATCGCCACCTCCAAGTCCTGCACTCTTCAACAGTTGACTTAATTTTATTGCATCTTCGTCAGTGGCTGTGACTGTTAGGCTCTTGGTTGGGCCGCCGTGCTCGTCGTTGTTCATGCTCATGTTGATGCTCATGCTTTCGTCAAGACAACTCATGCTTTCAGCAATCATGAGTTCAAGATCACGATTCAAGCTGTCATAGATGCCGCCGCCAAACTTGACGCCGCCTGAGCTCTTGCCGGGTTTGTTGTCAGCGGCTTCTTCGTTGGTTTCTTTCTTGCTGTCAGACTTTTTCTTTTCTGGCAGGCCCTTGTGCTTGGTGCTGGCAAAATCTTCAGCGTCTTTTTTGCCCATGGTCTTGGCTGTTTTGGCAACTGCTCCACTAGCAGGCTTTTCGCCTTTTTGTGCAGCATGCACCATGCCCATGAACTTTTGTTGCTTTTTGCTTACTGCTTTTTCGTCTAGTTCTTGTTCACCGCCTTGGTTCATATAGTGCTTGACCATGCCAGTTAGTTCTTTCAACAATGCTTGACCGTCTGGATCTTGAACAAAAGTTTTTAGGCCAGTAACCAGTTTCCACATTTGTTGTAGGTTACCTGTGTTTATTTCGCCTTCGTTGGTCTTGCGACCACCTTTGTGCTTGGTAGCTCCACCGGTCACACGCTCAGGTGCTTTGGCAGGACCTTTTGGTCGTCCACGGCCACGCTTTTCACCATCTGCTGGCTTGTCATCATCAGCACCAACACTGATACCTTGTGCGTCAGTGCGACGAGTAACTCTGCGACCACCAGGAATTTCCTCCACATCATGCTTGGAACCATGAGTGATTGTGCCTACCTTGGGTGTTTCTGCACGAGCACGTTTGTGTGCAGTGAATGCATTGTCTTGGCTGGCTTCTTCCATGCCTTGACCACGACTGCGGCCGCCGCCTAGTGCTTTCTTCATGGCTTCGGCAGCAACATCACCCAGCATCTCATCAACTTCTTTCTTGGCGCCAGCAATCTTGTCGGCAAAAGTAATTTTGTCTTTGGGTGGTGCAAGAGCAGCAAATGACTTTTGTTTAGCAGTCATTGGATTACCAGCTTCGGGCAAGTTGGGTTCAGCATGTGTGCCGTGTGCGGCCTTGATACTACTTTTTAAACTGGAGATTTGATCTCTTGATGGAAGGCCTTTTCTTGGCCCACGATCTAATATGTTATTTTTAATTCCTGAGCGGCCGATACCTTGTCCTCTTTCTAACGGATCAGTACTGGGGAATTCGCCGCCGCCTATTTTGCGTTTTCTACCCTCATAGTCATCTGGTTTTGGATTATAGTAGGCATCATCCATATCAGGGCCGTAGGTGTAGTCTGGTGGCTCCTGTGTGTACAGTTTGTCTTTGTACTTGGGATCACGATACTTGGCTGCTTCGGTGGTTTTTTGTTCTGGCTTTTTGCCTGTGACAGGAGCACCTGCTTTGCGTTGCACATCCTTGCGCATGTCTTCATCTGACCCATGGCCAACTAACTTGTTGATACCGCTGGCAACTTTCTTGCCCACACTCTTGACTGTGTCCATGACACCTTCGTCTACTTCTGTATTGTCATACTTGTCATATTTTTTTCTAACAGGATCGAGAGCTTTGCCATCACGGCCAGCCTTGGCCAAGGCTTCCATGCCTTGTTTGCCGTACTTTTCATAGCCTTTGGCTGCACGGCTCATGTCACGCTCGTTCAACTGCTTGTGTGTGACTTCGGGTTTTTCACGAATAGCGTTTAATTTGTCATTCAAGTTATAGAAAAAATTGTCCATGATGGGTTCCTAAGTAATATGACTTATTTATACACCTTTCAGTACTTTGCAGTTATCGCCGTGCCACTTGGAGTAGTTTGCAGTATCACAAGTTTTATTACAATGCGGACATGTTTTTTTAATCTGAGAAGGATGGTTTCCGTTTGCTAGTCTTTTTAAATTATTTGCAGGGCCAACAAATACGCATTTACCAGCGGCTAACTGACGCAAAGCTGCTTGTTTGATTTTTTCTTGAACTTTGGGATCTGAGGACCCTTTGCCTGCGGCGTGTAAATCTGATGTTAGACTTGTCCCATCAGATCTTTTCTGCAAGTTATGTGTGCCATTAGCAACTCTTTTAGTGTTAGTTGGTCTAACATAGTTCTCTACAAATTCCTTACTTTGAAATTGGTGTTTACCTTGCTCAACTAATAACTTTTGTAATCTACTTGCTTCTTTTGATATTTCTTGTGGGGTTTTATTCATTCTTGAAAATATCCGAGCACACGCACCATAATCACCCTGTGCATAATGTATATCATAATGCTCTTGTATAGTGAGCGCCACTAAATTTAGCGGATCATTATTGGTATGATCTCCATCTTTGTGATGTATTTCGTAAGTTCTACCACTCGAGTCTTTTGGAATTGGGCCGTGGTGGATTTCGTAAGATCGTCTATGATCTTTAAGATGATAAGTAGACATGCTGATTGCTCCTTGTAGCATTAGAGCAGTTGGGAGTTGTCGCTCCGCGAACTGCACTTTTATTTATTTCAATTTTTAGGATTAGCGCCAGTGGCTGGCTTTGCGGGACGATTGATCTTGGTCATTGGGCTGGTGTTGCCTTGAGCAATATCATTTGTGGTTTGGGCAGCGGGTGTCTTGCCCCCAGCCACAGTGAAATCAGTGCGGTATGCATTTTTCAACACAGCATGATCATAAGGACCAGTAGCATAGTCTTTCTTCAATGCACGTTGTTCAGCATCAGGTGCAGGGTAGTCTGTGTCAGTCAACAGGTCTTTGTTTTCGGCATTCATTTGTTCATACTCTTGTACCAGGCCTTCCACATGTGGTGTGGTCTGCATGACAACATGATTGGGATCAAATCCCATCAACTGTGCCAGTTGTTTGATTTGTGGCTCAATGGCTGGGTACCGGAAGCTGACATCAAACATGGTGACTGAGTCATTTTTGTTGTTGGGGAAGTCAGTGGGGACAATCTGTATAGGAGTAGTTTTGGGATCACCCATTTTAACAGGATCAAATTGATCCAACTTCTTCTTCAACTGGCTAATCAAATCGCCGGACGGTTTGCCCAGCATTTTGATACGATAGTTGTATGTACGTTCGCTTTCGGCGAGGTAATGTGCAAAATTTTTCATATCAGGTTCCTGTAACATATTTATTCTTTTTTATCTTTTTGATCTTTGCTGGCCAACAACCGTTCCAACAAGTCATTTCGACTCAGCACCATGCCCTGTGCTGTTTGCATGGTTTCACCGCCGGCATCTGCGGCTCGGGCATCTATCACTGCTTGTTGTTGATCCAGTCGCATCTTCTTCATCTGCAGATCGATCATCTTTAGCTTTTTGTCCAGTTTGGCTGTTTTTGCTGTGATAGCGTGCCCCAACATGTTGCTGGCCACACTGAAGATCTCACTGGCAAATCTTGAATCAACTTGCATGCCAAGATCCATTAGGTCTTTGTAGCTGTCTTTGGCCAGCTCTGCAAGTCCATCCATTTCCTGATCACTGCTTTCGAGTCCACGCACACCGGGCAAGGCCGCATCTACTTTGTCTATGGTAGCATCTAAATTTTGTAGTTGGGTTCGTAGGTCTTGTGCGGCAGGGGTACCAGCATCCACCTCGGGGGCATCTTCTGCAGGGGATAATTCAAACAGTTCTTCGAGTTTGCGAGTCATGCCCTATTTATGGGTCAAGACTTGCCGTTGTGAAACATATCGTTCTCGGTAATGACTCTAAAAGTCAAGCCGTTGTTTCTGGCCCACTTGGTCGCCGCGTCCCACTTGCTGTAGTTGATTGCTACTATAGCACGGTCTTTGTTGCTCATTTTTGACTCAATCACACTCTGTTTTTTGGGTTTGATTTCAATCAACTCTGCTTTCACCGTGTTGTTGCGTGTGCGGTAAGTGATCAGGAAGTCTGGAATATACTGTGTCATCTTGCCTGTGAGTGGATGACGATAAGGAATAGCAATGCTCTCTGATGCCCATTGCAACACATTGTCATTGGTGTCGCAGAACTTCATAAAGCTCAGTTCCCAACCTGATCTATAGCGTGGTGTGCCACGGCCCACATGCTTGGCACGGTTGATCACTGTGTACGGACCCTGTGCCCAGTGACTCATAACAACACGTTTCTGGCCTGATAAAAGTTGGGCACCACTGCCACACCCACACCCAACAGTGTGGCTCTACTGCGTATTTGATTCAAATAGTAAGCCAAGCTGGCACTGAGATTGATGCCGTTGAGACCTTGAAACTCTTTCAACAGTGTCAGCGCCGGTATGCCTGTGTCTTCAGCCACTCTGAAAAGACTCACTGTAAAATTACCAGCAGCCTGTCGCGTGGTCATCACACTAGAAAAGTAACTGAACACCACATCGTATTCAGCAGCAGGTACATTGACATCATAGTCATAGAACTGATCAAACACTCTCACAGTGAGATCAAGATTGGGGTTGGTGTAGTTTACTGTGCTCATGATCAGCGTGGTGGGTTGTTGGTGGGACCAGTTTGATTGGTTGTGGGGGTGACTTGTTTGGGAAACAACCAACCGCCGGCACGATTGGTCACACTGCGATTACTGCCAGGCAGGCCTTGAATCAATGCGTTTTTGCCCAGGGTAGTGGCTTCACTGGCAGCAATGGATCTTAGATTTTTGCCTTTGAATGACTGATTGAGTCTGCCGGCTTTTTGCACTGCACCAATTAGACCCAAGGGACCGCCACTTTGCAAGTCACCGATAATGCCAGCACCAGCATCCAGCAACCCGCCTTGGCCAAACACTGTGGCGTTGGCGCCAGGTCTAGCAATGGGGCTCACAGTTTTGTCATAGTGTGCGTCAGTGGCAAAGCCTTGTACATTGGGATCGCCACCCTGCTGTGCTCGGCCCACTGCACCTGAATAGTATTTCACAGTTTCGTATTCAATGGTCATGGTGTTTTGCATGATGCCACCACCTTCAGCATAGCTGTATTGATCGTGATTCCAGCTTTTGATCAAGGGATTGATCAACACATACTCAGCAAATTTTCGCTGGTCCATGCCGTAGATTCTGATGTCGCGGAAGAATGGCGGCTTGCCTGTGGCAGACTGTCCACCATCATTGAAACTTTCTCCAATGTAGCCCCAGTCGTTGACATTGCCTATGCGTTGATTGTCATAGATGTCGCGGTTGTTGTAGCCAAACCCTGCCTGCCGATTGGCGTCAGGACCGTTGGCGCCATTGGTGTTGCTGGGTGCCAGATACTGCTGTGATGAATCTTTGTAGTAGTAGCTCATGTACAGGTACCACATTTTGCGAATCAAATCATCACTGGTGTCATGAAATGTCACCGTCACTGGTTCATAGTTGATTTTCTTTTGTATGATGCGTTTGCGATTGTACTGATTTAGAACTTCTGTGTCCACATTGTACTTGGGCAAGTCTACTGTTTTTACTGCCAGGCCAATGCTGGCAATATCATCATTGCCCAGGCTGCCGCGGAGATAAGGAATCTCTTGCACGTTGAGTGTGAAACTCACGTGAAAGAGAAACTTGAATCTAGGCTTGAGCTCGTAGGCATTGGTGGCAAAAACTCTGTTGGCGTGCTGATAATCACGCAAACTGTTGTTGCCCAAGAACCCTTTTAAAAAGTCCTGGCCAAACGTGGGCATGTTTAGACGCCTGCGCCGGTCACAACATCGCCTATAGTTCTACCAATTTCGGTGCCCACACCTGTGCCTTCAGGTGTTTGGTTGGCATTGTCGTAAGCAATGGTCATTTCAATTGTGGCTGCTTCATTGGTGCCGTAGTTGAGATCACCATAGTTGGCAGCTTTCAAATAGCAACCATACAGTTCCCAGGTTTCCAACACAACTGGTGTGTTGGCACCGTTGCCACCGTCTAGTATTTCCACCTTGGTCAAGAACTTGTAATCAATACCAGAAGCTGCTGAACTCATTTCCAAAAAGTCCATTTGTTTCTGCAGTTGTTCACCAATCAATCGACTCACAGCACCTGATGCATCATCACGAATTGAGCATGTGGTATCTGCCCAGGCGTGACGGCCTGCCAACTTCAACGTTGAGTTGTAAATGGGCAGTGCGATTTCTTCAAAAGTCAAATTGGGGCGGGTAAAACTTATGACTTGTTTGGTCAATTCGGTTCTTGGTGTGCTCACTCCAAAATTTTCAAACATCACTCTAAAGCGATATTTGAGTTTGGGCATCAACAGACCTTGTGTGGGCGAGCTTTGATCGCTGGCCAAGGGTACTGTCATTCTCTGTAATGATGAAACTGCCATTTGTTATATCTCCTGTTGTTTTATTTACCTGAAATGGAGGCCTGAATCAGGCCTCCTGTTTCATCACCCTGCTGTACCACCTGAAATTTCACCAGTGTTCTTGATACGCAGCGGAATGTAGATAAACTCCACAGCTTTCACTGGCTCAATAGCAATGTCCACATACAACTCGTTGCGGTCAATACGAGCCGGTGTGTTGTTGCTCAAATCGCACACAACCAAGTAGTCATAGATAGCACGTTTGGCAATCAAGTCAATCATCAAGCTGTTCACAGTGTTGGTGATTTCGTTGCGAGTGATCTGATCATTGGGTTCAAACAAGTACAGTTTGCCAATCTCTTCCAGTCGACCACGCAAGAATGCCACCAATCTAGCCACGTTGATACGATCCAGGGCTGTGGTTGCACCTTGACGTGTTTTGTTGCCAAAGTTTGTGATGCCAATACCTGGAATAAAGGTAATGGGGTTGATGTTGTTTTCGTACAATATGTCTCTCACACTTTGTCCCACTGCAAGCTGTTGGAACTCACCGGATTGAGCATCAATGTAGCCAATGGCCTCAGCATTGTCAATCACACCGCGGCGTGTGCCAGCAGGGGCCAACCATGGATAGCTCACAGCATCACTGCGCAGTATGGTACGAATCATCATGTGTGTGGACGGTGCTACCACTGTGTTGCCTGACAGGTCAGTGGTCTGGCATGATGGGTAGAACACCGCTGCATAGGGTGAGGCAATGGTCAATCCGTCGTCAGTTGACACTCCCAGTCCGCCGTTGTTGGTAGCATGCTCCACCAGGGCGTTGCCAGTGTTGGGCAATCTCATTGGTGTGTCGCCCACAACAAACAATGTGTTGGCACGTTCGTTGCTGAGTGCCACCAAGTTGACCAACAGTTCTGGATAAGCAGGAGCAGCAATGAGATTGAACTGATTTTGTTCTTCTCTGGCAGCCAGGCTGGTGTCAATGCCGGCTTTCATGGCAGCCACAATCAACTTGCGCTGTGCCAGGCGACCTGCATACATGGCACCATCATCGCGCAGCCCTGATGCTGTGAGCCAGGTGCTTTTGACTGTGGGCAGTATGTCGTCGGGGAATGTGGTGGCGTTGAAGTAGTTGCTTTGGAAGCTCTTGACATTGTATCCTGATCTGCGCATGTTCCACAGCAACATACCCTGGGGGAACAGAGCAGGATCAGGAGCGTCTATGTCCAAGTAGTTGCTGGTCAACAGACTTTCAATGCTGGGAAACGCACCACTCACTGGATCTGTGGTGCCATTGCCGGCCCAGCGAGCATCAGCAAACAGTATGCCGTCCTGACTCACTTGATCAGTGTTGTTGATCAACACCCATTGATCTTGGCCATCCACTGGTTGCCAGCGATACAACACAGGATAGTTTTCCAAATCACTGGTGTCCAGCCAAATATCCCCGTACACCAATGGTGATTCAGCTGCGTCATTTTGTGTGGTCGGCTCTGTGGCACTCACTATTGGACCTGATTCGTTGGTGAGACTGAGGTCAAAACCACGAGTGTCATTGGTGACATTTTGATAGCCTTTCCAGACACCATTGTCTTGAATCATGATGTCAACATCAGCCACATCACTGTAGTACCACAAACGACCGTCAGCTGGATCTTGATCAGGTGCAGAGTCTGACGCCACATACGTAAACAAATCAGTGCCTACCCAGTTGCTCAACACCAGCACAGATGTACTGCTTTGGTCCACGTGAACCTTGGAAGTGGCAGTGCTGAATCCGGCTGTGGTTATGGGTGTGCCTGTGACGTTTTGCAAATAGATAGAGCCGCCTTGACTGTGTGTAAACACAATGTTACCAGCACTGTTGACACTGGCGCTGACTGATGGGATATTGGCAGCACTCACACTAGCAATGAAACTGGCCACACTGGTACCAGTCAACGTTACCACATACGCAATTGTGGCAGGCGAGCCTGCACTGGTAGAAAATACATTGAATGAATTGGCAGCTGTGAACAATGAATCACCTCCAGTGCCAGGTGTGGTTGTGCCTGTCACTATAGTAGCTCCCAGGGCCACACGTTCCCAAATAGTAAAAGCAGCATTGGGCAGCGGTGTGGTCACAACTTCTTCCACGTCGAACTGTACATAGGTGGTGCCCACAGGAATATTTTTGCCGCCACCTGTTGGATCCAAGTCAAAGTTGGCTGCGCCGTCATAGCTATACACATTACTGATCTGTGACACAAACACATCCAAAGCAGCGTCGTATTTTTTCAAGTTCAAACTCATGCCGTTACCCACTGCACTGATGTTCTGCCAGATGCTGCCTGTGGGGGCTGGATTGGTGTCGGTTGATCTCCAACGCGGTGCCTGAAAACTGTAGGCCGGCAAGTATTCAGGGGCACGATGCACAATAGCACTGATACCCAGGGCACTCAAAAGAGCTGCACTGCTGACGTTGCCCAGTTCAATGCTGACAATACCACCGGCACTGGTGCTGCCATCGTTGGTGGCTGCACTGTCTGCGTAAATGGTGAGTTTGTTGCTTTCAGACGTGGCAGTCACCCCAGGAATGCTGGCTGCTGTGATCACCGCTGCAAAGGCAGACACATTGTTGTTGGGACCAGCAGGCACAGTGACCAAAGTTTCGTTGATGAAAAAATTTGCGCCAGCTGTGAGAGTGTTGCCTGCCACAGAGTTGGTGCCTTGCACTGTGAACCAGGAATTTTTCCAAGCATCTGATCCAATCAGTACCCACACATTGTCGTCGTTTTTGTAGTAGTGTTGATTGGCCAGGCTCACAGCACTCACAGCATAGTCACCGATACTGCCAATGGTGTTCAGTGGAGTGTAGTCATCATTGGCATAGTCGACCACATCTGCTGTGTCTGTGATCACAATGGGCTCTTGATTGGTAAATGTGTCAGACGTTTGATCCCATTCAAATATGCCCCAGCGGCTGACGCTGGTGTCCAGCCAGTAAGTGCCGTTGTCGGCATCGCCAGTGGGACGACTCAAACTTGCAGTCAACTCTGTGAGATCAATATCTGCACGCTGCACATAGGCACGGTTCGTGACACCCAGTGCAGAGTACGCTGCCAACAAACCATATTCGTTGAGCTCGTAGCCATTGATGGGTGTGCCAGTGGTGGTGTTGTAGAAAAATGGCACGCCAAATGTTGCTGCCAAATCACGCTGACTGGTGATGAGATAAGTTTTGTTTGCATTGGCGGCGGTTGTGCCTGCTGCTACACCGGTGCCAGCTGCATCAGCTTTGTTCTGTGCTGTGGCAATG